GGTTGAGATTGAGGTTGAGCCTGCGGTTTCGACTGCGGCTGACCTTGAGTCTGAACCTGCGGCTTATTATCCGGCTGTGGCGACCCAACGGCGAATCCTCTGCTAGGAGCGATATTATTCGGATTCATCGCACGTTCCGCACTGCTGGGCATCATATCGCCCGGCAGGCCAGTCGTCTTAGTCCACTCTTCCTGCGCCATCTTCAAATGCTCCTCCGGAGACTGAAGCACCGGATTCTCCCGCATGTACGCCTGTTGCAGTGAATTATTCACCGAATCAGGCATCGGGGAAGCATTGTCCGTCGCTTTCTGCCAAGCGGAAGCGGCGGCGACTGCGGCCTCTGTCGTGGAGGAGGGCAGAGTCTCACCTACCTTCTCGTTCGTCTTCGTGTTGTAGATGGGTTGGCTGACAGACTGCGCGGTCTGGGCTTCCGACGGAGCGGGTTGTGTCTCAGTGACTGCGGGTTGAGGATTGTTCTGCTGTCGCATGTACGCTTGGACGGAATTGTTCACCTCTCCGGAGTCGTAGGCTTCCTTGAATGCGACCTCGGCCTCATCTTGGGACATGTGCTGATTGTTGATGAAATCAGACATCATTCCTTCACGGACTTGGTTGAACGCGGACTCTTCGGTCAATACCGGAGTCTGCTGTTCCTTATTGCCGGTCGGGTTAGTTTCGACTGGTGTGCCGTTTGGAATTGTTTCCGTCGGCGCATCTGTCGGAATTGCCTCAGCGGACGTGCCGGTCGGAATTGTTTCCGTTGCCGAGTCAGAAGGAATAGTTCCTTCAGGAGCGTCCGTCGGCATCGGCCCATTCGGAGCACCGGCTGGAATCTCTCCCGCCGGAGCGCCAGTCGGAATCGGAGACGCACCACCGGCACCACCATGTGGAATCGGACCGTTCGGAGTCGGACCATTCGGGGAGGGAATCGGGGTTCCACCGGCGTTAGGCTTGCCGCTAGAGTTGGGGACGCCAGCGTTAGAAGCTCCACCAGCTTGGGAACCACCAGACGTTTTACCGCCGGTACCAGTGAACGGCGTGGACGTCGGAGTCTGACCATGGGCCATATCCACCACCTTGCGACGCCACTGGTCTCGCTTCGCGAGGACCCCGGGAGCTTTCCGCTTGAGTGTGGACCACCCATTGCCCAAAGCACGTGCTCCCACACCCATACCATGCCACAGGTCACGGTCGGTAGCCAACTTTCCAGCGGCGACCAATCCCAACGGTGCGGTAATCGGATTGGAATACAACGCTCCGGCAACTGCGGCCTTAGCTGCTACCTTCGCACCACGTGCGGCGACATTGCTCAGAGGAGCGCTCTTAAGAGCGCGGGCGGCGAACGCGACACCGGCACCACCAAGAAGCGCTCCGGCTCCAACGGTCCTCGCGAGACCTTGAAGCTTACGTCCACCGTTATTGATGTGGTTCATCAGCTCAGCTTTGCGTTGCACCTTGTCAAGGGACATTCCCGGATGACGTTGAGCGATACGATGCATGAACATTTCCGTATTGTCCGCTCCCGTGAACTTGGACAAGGCGGTGTTCATCTGACCGTGGAACCTGTCCTGCGACTCTTCGAAACGAAGCATAGTACCGGCAAGGCTTCCACGCACAGTGTTGGAGTCCATTCTCGCCCAAGCACGACTCCTACGTCCATGGGATTGGATTCTGGAGAACTCGTCCATGCCACGGTTCATGAGATTCCTGTCACCGTCCGACAGTGCCTGCTGTTGCGCACGACTCATCTTGCTCAACACGGTAGCGCTCTGACGTGCGCCACTATGAGCCATGCCAGCGCCCGTACCGTTAGTGGACAAGCGCCCGACGTCATTGCCGCCACGATGGAATCCTCCACGCATGGCCTTCATCATTCGACGTTGACCAATCATGCGCATTCCGGTACGGATGCCGGAAGCCATGGCCGTTCCACCGGCCATGCCCATGAGGGCGTTGATGCTGAACGGATTACCGCACTTCAACACTTTCGAACAGAACATGCTTATCGCGGCGAAAGCCAACAGTGGACTTGCTCCCGCAATCAGCTGGTATGTGAAAGAGCCACTACTGGCGGATGTGAACTTCAATGTCAGACCACAGATGAATGTGGCGAGAGCTCCCAACGCTCCATACAATGCTCCGACCATGCTCAACTGGCAAGTGTACGTCGCCCAGTTCTTCAACGCCGTCTTCGGCTTATCGCCAATCGGGAACGCTTGGACAAGGAACGTGACTACAAGGAACAATGCCATCATTATCAGCATGAGCTTCGTCAAAATGAGGATAAGGCTCAACAAGCCCCATACGACGAGATTGACGATACCGCCGATGAGAGTACCGCAAGCGCCCAACGTATCCACATTGTTGTTGCCGTACATGTAGTCGATGGTTTTCTTCGCACCGCCCGTGACCGTGGAATCATCCTGAGCGTCACGAAGGTTCGCTTCACTCCATGTTCCAGAAACGTTAGGCACGTCGAAACGCCAGCCGACCGTGGCGGAATCACCCCAATTGGTGTTGTTCTGCTCATCCTTGTATGAGCCATCATCATTCTTGTTGATGTCCGTGGGGCGGGCGAATATCACCGAACCCTGTTTGAGAATCGTCTGACATACGGACGTGGTTTGCTGAATGGTTTCAGTTTCGTTGCCATTCTGTTTGGAGTCCATCACTCCCTTACCGCCATTGGTTGGTTTCACATTGTCCAAGTCGTCAATCTTGACACGTACTTTCGTGCCGCCATTCTTGATGTCCTTGGTCCCCGCGTCTCCAAGATTGTTGATAAGGGTCGCCCATCCGGCTCTCGCGTAGATTTCCTGATTACGTTTCGTACCGCAGGTCTCCCAGAACACTCCCGCACGGCTGAGATAGGTCGCGTTCTCTCGTTCCAACGGCTTGTCGGTGAAATAAGGGTTACGTGGGTCAACCCAACCGTCCACGGAGAACAACCATTTGGCACGCTGGTCGCTGATATGCAACGCCATGGCCTTGTTGGTCAAATCCTTTTGGATGGTCGTGTTCGTGTTGGCCTTCATTTCCAACACATGGCAGTAGCCTTGACGCGCGTTCTCCGCGATTCGGAACGAGGATGTTCCGGTGGTCTGCGGGTTTCCGTACTGCATGGTCACAAACGAACGGAGCGAAGTCTCCTCCCAGATACGGTTGATGGCTTTCGTCACATTGCTTGTATCCTGATTACCATTCGCATTAGCCTGCCCGTCATAATCCTTATGCATGTAATACAGGTAATCCTGACAGTTGGTTTTCTCACCGTTGGCCGCATGATTATAGGCCATCATGTTCTTATCATTATCGGCCATGCCATCAAGGTCGAGATTGACCGACAGTTTGTTGATGGTGTTGTTGATTGTCTGAACAACCCACCATGGGCTTCCGTCGGCTGGCTGTGTGGCGTTCTTTCCCGTCTTCGCGGCTCCTGTGCCAAGAATGGAAATCGACGCGAAGCAGAGAACCATGATGAGGATTCTCTTGCTTGCCTCCTTGACCGTGCCAATTTGGAAGCCAGCCGCGCCAATCCATGCGACGATACCTAAAACTGCGATGGTGGCGGGAATTCCACCACTCATCAAACTCGTCACCAGACTGGAAACAGCGGAATCGATTTGCGCTCCCGCCTGTTTCATCGGGTCGAACGACGCGGCGAACTGGCTGATAGACAATGCGGAGGACCAACAAACCTGAGTCAATACCATCAGAATGTTGGGAAGGACGATACGTGTTTGCGAGGTGATGGTCTGTTTGACGTTGGAGAACCAGCCAGCCACGTCACTGCCGCTATAAGGTTCGGTTCGTGACGTGATGTCACCAATGTAATTGCCCCAACGTCCGGAAGGAAGACAGCTTGCAATATCTGAAGTAGCTCCACTCTCCCCACCGTTGGCGCACGTCACAGTGGGGGTCGCGTCGTTGACCTGTGCGGCGAACACGCTGGATGGCATGACGAACAATGTCACCACCATGCACAACAGCAGAATGACAAGCAGGTTCCTTCTACCCGCCTGTTGCACTGGGTTTCGATATTTGTTATTCAACGGATTTCCATTTCCTGAAGGTCGATAATGTTTTCCGGCTGGGTGGAATTCGGATAGAAGACCTGTCCTTCAATCTTGCGGCTTTTCATGTCCTGCAAGGTTCTTTTCCACCGTGTCTGCTGGGTGCGGTCTCTGATGGTTCCCACTGCGAAGAAAGGTGCCAGTCCTCCTCCCAACAGTACGAAGAAAGAGCCGACCATGTATCCAAACAATGGGGCGAACATGAGGCAGAGAACCAATCCCGCCAACGCTCCGACAAGGACGGCGAACACGGTTTTGGAACGTGCTTCAGTGTTCTTGGTGATTTGGAACGTGTTCTTCCGTTCGATTTCCTCCGGGCCGGACACTTCCGTAATGTCATCCATTGTCAAACGTGGGTGCAATGGGCCTTTGTAGCCTTCGTTTTCCTCGTCGCTCATGATTCAGCTCTTTTCGTATGAAAGTTGTTAAAAGAAAACCGGAGTGGGGAATAGAACCGGAAAGGTTCTTTTCGCGTGCCCACTCCGGTTTTCCTGCGGACGTCAGATTCCCAGATAGCTCTTTCCGCTACCACCGACCGCGGTGATGAACCAATCAAGCAGGTGAAGGATTGCCGGAATGGTGAAAATAGGTCCGGCGAGGATGAATCCAATCGCGATGATGACGAGGATGCGCGTGATGTTCGGGCAGAACATCTGCACGAGCTTGTTCTGGCGTCCCAACGCCTTGCAGATGCCACCACCGATAAGTCCGAGAGCGAGAATCACTGCGGCGGCGAGACCGATGTTGGTCAACACCTTTCCTGCGCTACTGCTCAGGATGGTGTCGAACATGCGGTGGTAGGTGCCCTCAAGGTTACTGTTGATGGCGTCAGCCAAAATAACGGTTCCACCCATTTTTTGAGTTCCCTTTCATGTTTCTAGACGGAACTCTCCTGCATTTCCCATGCTATCAGCACGAGCGGTTGATTGCACTTGTAGCGAGGTTTTTAAATAGAAAAAATCCGTTCGGGAATCGAATGTTCCGAACGGATTCCTTCTCAAACAAAAACAGATTCCGTAAACTATACGTCAGCTTCCATATCGCCGTTACGATACCCGTTATCGAAATCGTTCACATGCACCAAAAACGTCGGTTGCAACTGCTCCTGCGTACGGGTTCGCACAGCCGCCGCATAACGGGGAAGATTCATCACCGCTCCGGAACGCCAACCATCCTCCCCATCATTGTTCGTCAAACGCTTCGCCGTCATATCGGCGATACGCGGAATCGTCGTGTTATATGTGATGAACGTCGAATAGCCGATGAAAGAATCCAACATGGCGTCGGACAACTGCGTCGGATACTGTGTCGCGAACACCAGAAGCAGACCGAAAGAACGACCCTGCTCACGCAAGGCTGGCATGATGCCGTCATTGCCGTTAGCCAGCAGACTCAACTCGTCGCACACGAGCATCGTCCACTTTCCAGCCTTGTCCCAATCCTTGCAATGCGCGAACACGGTATTCCAAAAACGGTACATGAGCCATCCGCCGAGAATCTTATCCATGCGCTCCGGAAGCGAATGACCGTTATGCGGTGCTAACACAATGTGATAGTCACCCGCATGGTCGAGAATGTTCGTCCACGTGACCTTGCCGCGACGTGCCGTGAACATGTGTTCGATGGGAAGGAACTGGTTCACCTTGTTCAACGAAGCGTTCGTCTTCGCGAGAATGTCACGGTCGGAACGCACCGTATGCCCAGCCGCGTCCGGACGGCCATACAACTGTTCCGCCGCACGAGCCGCATACGTCATCTCTTCGAACATGTAACCGTTCTTCAACTCCATGCTCAACGCGCGGCACACATGTCCCAACGCTTTCGCGGAACCCGCCTGACCGTCGGAACCACACAATGCTACCACGGCCCAGCCGATGGGACTCAACTGCATGCGCAACTGTTCCGCGCCCGGATACGATTGTTCGAGCTGGTGGCAACGTTTCACAATCTCACTCTCCCAGTTTTCACTGTGGGAGTCGGGATTATGTTTGCGTTCCTCCTGAACGTAACGGTCAACGGCGATGCCGATGGTCAACGCTTGGGTGATGATGTTCTGCGAATCGTTGAGGATGTCACCGTCGTCAAAACTGTAGCGCATGGTTTTGGCTACGCTCGCCGCTGTCTCCATCGCATTGTTCCCATCCTTCATGCCGAGCATGTCCAAACATACGCTGTTCGGGTCGGCCAAGTAGATGACGCGTTGCGGACTGGTGAAACCGTGACGTTTGCGGTAACGTTCCAACACGTTCACTCCCGTATCGTCCTTCATCCAGAAGTGGATGATACGGGAATCCCTGCCCCAGATTTTCGGACTGGTGGTTTCACGGGCGCTGATGGCCCACTGGCTGATGCCATGCGTGAGCACGGTCTTGCCGGAACCGGCCTCACCGTTGATTGCGATTCCGCCGAACAATTGCGACGGGTCGAGATAGCAGTTGCGGCCCGTATCATCCTTGCCAAGGAAAATACCGTCATGTGCGAGGACTTCCGGAACCGGATGCAACTCCTGTTTCATAGCCACTCCCTGAGTGACCGGAGTGAACACGGAGCTTACGATAATCGGGGAAAGAATCAACGTGGTGCGTTGGGCACCGTAAGCGGACACACGTTCCTTATGTGTTTGGACGCCGAGACGGGTCTGATTGTCGGACTCGTTCGCACCACGGTCGTTCGCAATCGCATAATACCTGCGCGGGGTTTGGAAAATATCATCCCACAGCGTCCAATCCCTCCAACGTATGAAAGCGAATATGAGAAACGGTGCGACGATAATCGGAATGAACGTTGGAAGCGGCAACAATCCCAACAGCAGATAAAAAACGAGCAGTACCGTCACTCCCGCAATCTGAGGTCGGGGAATGTATACGAACGGAATGCAGGACAACAGCATGAGGAACAGGAACGCGACAAGTGTCACTGCGAGCAACGGAAGCGCGACTTTGAAACCCCACGCGGAATGGAATAATGGGAACGAACCATCCATCACATATCCTCGTGCGAGACCGCACACACTCCAAATGAGGGACAACGCTTCCGTCAACATTCCAACGAACAGCATTCCGAACTTCGGACGGCTCGTATGGCTCGACATGTTCGACATGAGCGGGCAGATGATTTGACCAATCTTCTGCGCAAGCTGCCTGTTACGGGAAGCCTGACGGCAACCGAAACTCACTCGGGCGCACATCGTGTTGGTCGAAGCGAGTTCGCTTGAATCCTCGACCGTATTGTATTCGTCGCTAATCCAATTACGGATACGAATCTGTTCGAAGTATCCCTGACTGCGCAGGGTGACGCTTACGTAACTGTCCGGCGGCATGACCTTTTCAATACTCGTGCGTACTCCGGAATAGTTCGTACGCATCTTCTCCATGTTGCTTTTCGAATTCAACCGGGCGCGGAACGGAACGAGCGGGTGAGCGGCACTGTTGACCCCATCGGGCAAAACCGGTTCATCGTCACCGTCCACCAGTCTCGCGTCGAAGCCAGCCAACTGTCCGGCGTTGATGATTCCCTCACCCTCACCGTAGATATATTCCTTGACCGGCTCCTCGCCTTTCTTGATGAGAAGCAGAGTGCAACCATCCAATTCGGCGGGAATGCTTTCCACTTTGGAACGTTGCTCGTCGGGGTCGAGCTGTTGCAATGTTCTGGTTATCTGATACCAGTTCGGACTACTCACGGTTCATCTTCCTTTCTTTTAATCTTCCGTGCTCTGTTGATACAACTGCGCGTAGGGGAAGCCTTCCGGCTTTTGGAAAGTGGAAAGCTTTTCCCGTAGTGACAGTTGGAGAAGCCATGTCGTCATGCGGACGGTTTTTTCCTTCGACTCCAACGCCCAACCCAACGTCACGTAACCGTCGTTCACGCTTGAATCGTCGTTGATGGTTTCACGCATCGTACGAATGGTTTTGTTCGCCACCCGTCGCGAAGTGTTGAACATTATCGAGTCCAACTGCCAGAGACGGATTTTCCTCAACGCGGGAACACGTTGCATGTTCGCCATCAGAAACGGAATGACCAAATGCCGTCGTCCCGTCTCACATAACGTCTGCACCTGTTGCAAGGCGCGGGCGCGTTCCTGTCTTGCGACGTCCAACGCTTCCTGTGTTTGTTGGAATGATTCCTCAGTGGAGACCATCACAATCCTTTCCGATGAAACCGTAGAATCCCCCACGGTATGCTTCGGGCATCGTCCAACTGGACACGTCCCAACCCCAATCCTTTTTGATGATGTTCCTTGTCACGTCCCAACCCCATTCGCTGACTTTGCGAACGTCACGGACTTGCGGCGTGTATTGTTTCCATTCGTCGGAGAAAATGTTGCGTCGTATTCCACTCAAGTCCATATAGTCTCCGAACTTGTCGGTAGGCATTCCATGCTCGAACCATTCATCCCAGACGGCGATACCCATACGTTGCGATACTGTCGGATTGCCGACGACCATTTCCGTCATTCCCTGCGTGCGTTGCACGACCGCGTTGAACGACTCGTAGCCTTCGTTCGCTTTCGGTATCTGCAACCACACGCAGATGAGACCGCGACGTTTCATCGGAGAGTAGGCGAGCATTTTCGCCCAGTTCTGCATCTTCTTGTCCAGTTCGCTGTTCGACGTTTGGATTTCGATTCCGGCCAACACATTGTTGCGGCACAGTGTCACCACGTCGGTCGCGCACGCTTTGCCGATTTTCGATTCGGCCACCGCCTGCGGGTCAACGCTACGGAATTTTCCCCAACCGTCACCGGACGCGAATTTGACTCGCGGGTCACGTGCCAACATCAATCCAGCATGAGCCGCATATGTGTTGTGGCGGACATGGAAACGGTTTCCCGCATAATAGGAAACCGCCATCGTCTCACGCATCCACTTTTCCATCCCATACAGTTTCATCGCACGATTGATGAGTCGTGGACTGTTCGACGGTGAAAGCCAAACATGATTCACCATCCGCCCATACAATCTTTCCGCCTGACTGAAACCGACGTTGATGATTCCCAAACGGTTCATCGCACCATACAGGTTCGGCTCGTCACGTTCGAAAGCGGGAGCGCCTTTGATGGAAAGTCCCGCACGAAGTTGGTCAACGGTGCAGGTCTTCCAAGTGAACAATGCGCCGAGGATGCTTGACACGAGTTCACTGTTCGCCTTGACCATTGTTTCCGCGAACAGTTTGTTGGCGACGAACCATGAGTGGGTTTGCGCGAACAGTCCGGGATGCTCCATCTCGTACATGTCGTTGCCTTTATACCAGTCGGCGATGCTTCCGGTCTTCCAAAGGTTCTCGTCGTTCGGGTCGAAAAGATAACGGTCATCGAATGTCATTTGCGTCCGCGACCTCTCTTTCCGTTGTTGTTGTTCGGTTTGAACCTGTCGGGGTTGAAACCACGGTCCGGCAACGCCCAGTTGAGAATGTTCTCCCGTGCGAACGCGAGTCCCGGGTCGTCCCATCGGACGTCTCCGTTGGCGATATGGTTGCTTGCCTCCACCGTCTGATGTTCGGTGCCGAGGAACGTTCCGTACCGTGTGTAGTCGAGTCTCCGATAGCCCTGCAATCCGACTGGAACCGTATCCTTGATTCCGATAAGCTCCTTCGGAAGATGATGTTCGGCCATCGCGGTCAGCAGGTTCAACGCGTCAATCTGCGTCTGCCTTCCTGCCTTGACGATGACCAGACAAGGGTCTCCCGCCTGAATGTATGGGAGGAGCAGACCGTTGGCTATGTTCTCTCTGTCATCCAAATCGTCGGCGCTGATTCGGTCGAGGTCAAGTACCACGAAGTCCCAGAGACGCCGGGCTGATTGGATGTACTGCCGGTATATCTGCCAGTCCACTCCGATGCCTGCCGGAGGTGCGAAACATATGTCGTAGGGGACGCCTAGGTCGCGTCCTCGATTGGCCCCGACCTGCGCCTGCATGCCCGGTCGCCAGTCGGCTATCGTGTGTAATGGTTTGTCTTGTCTTGGGTCGAAAAAGCTGCGTTGGCTGGACTGTCTGATGTTCCCGTCGATGAGTAGGACTCGTAGTCCGACCTGTGACGCACGGTCTGCTAATTGTCTGCTGGAAGTGGTTTTACCAACCCCGCCTGTGTTGGAAGTTATAGGTAGGAGCACCGCCGTCTCCTTCACTTTGTTTTGGAGTATATCGACCACGAGACGCTTGTCGGCGAGTTGGATTCCCCAGTATGTTTGGATGAAATTTGTGACGCTCATTCGGAGCATCTGTTCGCTCATGCCCATGGCTCCCACGGGTATCTGTCCCGTGTTGCACCAGTAGATTACGTATCCGGCATTGGCTATCGGAAGCCAGTTGCCCGGCCTGTCTGTGAAGATGATTCCCTTGAATCCGGTGGGCACCGGATGTCTTAGCAGATAGTCGGCTTGGGCTTGGATGTTGTCTGCGGCTGGCACCTGCCAACGCATGTTTCCGGCTCTGACGAGGGCTTTTTTGACGATGGTGAGTAGCCCTCCGGAGCCGATTATCAGGGAAATCGTTCGTTTTTCCAATAAGACCGCCTCCTGATGGGTCATATTCCGTTGTTTTCGTCGGAACGTTCACGGTTTTGTCCGAGTTCTGGTATTTATAGTTTTTTGGTATTTAGTTTTTGTGTTGGTTTTGCTGTTGCTTTTTCATTGCATTGGCTGTTCCTGTATTGATGTTACCTTGTTTTGGTTGTTGTTGACCTTGTTAGTGTGCCTATTGACCTTTTGTTGTCGATGCTTGTTGTTGTGGGCTGTCGCTTCTGTTGATGTTGCCGTGCTGGTTGTTTCTGCTGTGGTATGTGCGGTGAATGCTGTATCTGTTTGCCGAGTGTTGGTTTTGCCGTTGGTTGCGTCGTGGTATTTGGTCGAATGTCAGTTGTTGGTCATGTTTGTTGCTGTTGGTTTTGGTTTTCTGCCTTTTGGTTGTTTGCGTAATATGTCTGTTTTTCTGTTCCGGTTGGGTTTCCCTCCTGTTTTTGGTTGGTGGTTGCTTTGCTGTCTTCTTTGGCTGTTTCTGTTGTTTTGCTGTCTGCTGGTTGCTGTTTTCTGTTCTGAAGTGTCTGTTGTTGGTTCCGTTTTAGGTTTCTTCTGCTTGCATGTTCTTGTTTTTCTTGATTCTTATGTTGATGGTGTTTCCTTTCTGATGTTGTCTTGGTTCTTCTTTTTCCTTCTTTTTCTTTTGATATGGGATTCTTTCTTTGTTCTCTTTTTGTTCTTCCTTTTTCTGGTTCTCTTTTTTGGATTGTCTGATTTTGGATATGGTCTTTTTCTTTTTTGATGGTCTTCTCTTTTGTTTCTTTTGGTTTTGCTTTTTGCTTCTTGGATTGGTTTCGCTTTTAACGTTGACCCACCGGCGCGGGCGGATGGGATTTGTTTCCCGTTTTCTTTGTTTTGGCCTGTCGGGTGACGTTACACTCGTGAATTGAAAATACAGAACACCTCGTTCCGACTGTTAACAGCCTGTCCGACCGAAGTGTTCGCTGGACCAAGAAAGAAGGTAGCATGCCAGACTTCACCAATTGGGGTTTCAACAACAATCAGCAGTCGGAGCAGAACAGTGGGTATGGTTCCACTGAGTATTCCGAACCGGAGTCTTCTTCCTTTGATGGGGAGCAGTCCGTGTCCGATTCTTTCAACCAGAACAGTGTCGAACCTGTCGTAGAGAACGATGGTGAGACTGTTCCTGTTGACGAGGATACGGTTGACCAGTCCGCTGAAAATGAGGACAAGCCGAAGGTCAAAGCGAAGGGTCGTTCCGCCCGTAAGCCACGTGAGAAGACCATGCCTCATATCGAGGAGCAGTTCGGTCGGAAGCTTATCCCGCTCGTGAAATCTTTAGATGACGAGCGTGTAATCTCTCTCGCCAAAGCGTTGACCGACACGAAGAAGAGCACGCCGGAAGCCGTGTTGGACGCGTTGACCGAGCCGAAGAATCAGAAGCGTATCGGCGAGTTCGCGTCCGCTTTGGAAGGTCTGGCCACCGCCGAACCGGGCATGATTGCCGCAGAAGTGACGCTCGTGTTCGCGCAGGGCAAGGATATGACGAACATGCTGTTCTCCGTGTTGAACGCGGTCGCTCCGGAGAAGAATTTCGGGCGTCCGGTTGATGACCAGTCGCCTGCCGGAATGCGTAAGAACCTGAGCAAGATTGTCGATAATTGGGGTGACGGTGTTGACCTTTCCCTCATCGACTCGCTGAAAATCTGAGTTCCCTATCCTGATATAGCCGAGGGGAGTCGCCCTTCATGGTCGGCTCCCCTTTTGCATGTTTCAGGCTAGTTCTTGCGACGTAACCGTAACGCGCCTTCGGACGAGTATACGCCGAACGGGCTGACGGTCACACTGTTCTTCGTCAACCGGAACGTCCACTCGTTCTGACTGCCGTTCAACTCTTTGAATCTCTTCAACAGGCTCTGCTTGGATAGGCTTTGCATACTTGCCGGAAGTAATGCCGGAAGGTCCTCCCGTTCGATTATGAGCCGATGGTTTTCCGGACAATACAGTGCGGCCAAGGTGAGCAGGTCGGTGGCGATTGCGCTTCCCGCGTTCGGATACAGGCATTTCAGTGGAAGCTGTCGCACGTTCCTTGTCATCATCCGGACGAACTGCTCCGTGAACGTGACCCGACGGCGTTCCACGGTGAGGAAGTATTTGGAAATGTCGGTTCGAGCCACCGGAATGACCTTGTTGCCGTCCTTGTCGGTGAACTGGGTTTCGGTGAGCATGAGCAGTCGGTCGCGTACCGTCGCACGTCCGTCTCCTCCACTGTTCAATCCGCATTTGTTGGCTAGGTAGAAGAAGTCGTCTCCGATGGTGATGGTGCGCGTGTCCGGGTCCCATTCCCTGCTGGGAGTATTGACGAGGGTGGTGATGATTATGCTCAACAGTCGTGGCACTCGGCCTGAGAACGACTGCTTGTTTCTGGCGCGGTATGGTGCGAACAGTGGATATGATTCCGCTGTGACGTATCCGATGTCGTAGCCGAGTATCGAATGGTATTCGGCTTTCAGGGTTTCCAGCCCGTAGGTTCCTTCGTTCATGGTGGCTCCTTATTAATGTGGTGGATGTGTGGTTCCCGCCGATAATATTATGATACCCCCACATTTAAGGTTGGCAGTCGGAAAAGACCGGTGGTCAACACCAAACACCAGCCTTCAACCCGCCGGAACCGGCATCAATCCAATCCGCCAGCCGACCCGTCCTCGTCAGGTTTTTTACCATCCGACACAGGCTTATGCGCATTCAATTCAGCCTGACGGGCCACACGCCTTTCCAGCCGAAGCTGATACCGGATACGCTCCAACGTCTTGGGAGTGTTCGTGATATTACCCTTGCGGGCCTCACGAATCCACAGTTGGCAACCACGGTCGAGCATGACAATATCCGACAGTTTCGGTTGCCTTCCGGAACGCTTCAGCGATTTCGCCGATGTCTGCTTTTGCCGTTGTTCATCGTCGTACATTCCGCCCACCTTTCCTTATCATTGGGGTGGGCGAGCCGAGACTTCGCCCACTTTCTCGCTTGCCTCACAGTGGCCTTCTTGCCGCTGTCGAAACCATGGGCCTTGCCTTCCGCGATAGGAGTCGGAAAACCATCCTCCTCCACTCCGGCAGTCCACGAATATGACAGGAAACCGTTCCCGCGAACGTCGATGTTGAATTTGAATCCACTATGGTTCACAGCCCCACACTCTCCTTCCGCAATGATTTGAAAACGTTGACGAGCGTTTCCGACGGAACGGTATCCGAACCTGAAATCAACGTTTGACGCGCCAAACCATCGACCATCTGGACAAGCAGGGATGGACTGACACCGCCCATGTCGAAGTCGATTGGAATGTCCGCTTTGACACCCAGCTCCTTGAAACGGTGCATGATGACGAGCCGAGCCACAATCCCGTCCGGCAGAGGAATCCGTAGCCTCACGTCGAACCGACGCCATGCGGCACGGTCGATAAGAGAGTCCATGTTCGTCGCGCACACGAGCACGCAATCCTCCGGCAGGGAGTCGATTCTTTGAAGCATGAGATTGGTCGCACGACGCATTTCGGCCACGTCCTGAACACTGTCGCGTCGGGCGAGAAGCATGTCGCATTCGTCGATGAACAGAAGCTGGGGAGCCATGCGGAGACGGTCGAAGACCAGTGCGATATTATCCAACGTCTTACCAAGCCGACTGCTTATCACACGGTCCGCTCGAAGGATGACGCCGTTCATCCCCAGACGGTCGGCCAGCATGGAAGCGAACGTGGTCTTGCCCGTGCCGGGCAGTCCGGTGAGCATGATTCTGTTCCGTGGATTGAGATTGTGAGCGGCGAGCAGGTCCGACTGTTCATGCTCCTCCACAAGCCCGTTCAATGTCTCCCACACGGTCTTGTCCCAAACCGGCTTATGTGTTCCATCTGGTTTCCTCAACGGTTCGGTCAAACCGTCAACCGTGGTCAGATTCGGATTGGACTCCAACCCTTTCCTCCGCTCCTGTTCGGCCAGCCGACGCAGGTTGGCGGTGTAGGCCGTCGGCTTCCCCTTCTCGCAGGAGTCGGCCAGCAGGCTGATTTGCTGGGAGAATTTCAAATGGTCGCCGTCGCATCCGGCCTTGATTAGACGTAACGTCTCCGTCTGATTCAACATGCCACCTCTCCTAAAAATGGAAGCAGTAAGAGATGAGAGTCACGACCGAAACCGTCAACACCAGCAGGGACACCACCGTCATCAACCGATAGTTGAACAGGTCGGAACGTGACTCATCGTCCGGCATACTGCTCATGCGTCCGATTGAAAGACGCGCATAGTGGACCATCACGGCCAGACTCAAAACGGCCAACAGTATGAGAAGAACAGAAACGCGCATGTGCTTGCCGGACAATATCTTCAGCTCTTGCGAATCCACAGGTCGGGATGTCCCAGATACGGGTAGAGTTCCGGAATCTTACGGATGGCCTCACTAATCCAACCGTTATGGCAGATACGTTCCAGATAGTCCAATGGCTTGGTCTGAAGGGTCTTCGACTTCGAATTGCGGGTCTTCCTAATCGCCCTGATGGCTTTGTCATTCGCTTGGGCGAACGTGATTCTCCCACTGTCCTTGTCGGCGGAAATGGTCGCCAACCGTTCCTTGAGACCGTTGATTGTCTCCATGTCTTTGGCGTACGGTCGTGCCGGTGTGTCGGCTTTGCTGGTGTCTTCCTTACCGAATTTGCTTTCGCTCAAACCGTCTCCTCCTTTTTCTTTTTACGATGGTCGCGGTGTTTGCCCCAACGTTCCGGGTAATCCAAGTCCGGGTAAACGAGTCCCATTTCATCGGCGGCTTCCTGAATCCAACCGTTGTTGCAGAGTTTGCAGAGTCGGACTATCGGGCCGCTGGTGGCTTTCGGCATTCCTCCGTTGGCCGTCGCGACGGCTTCGACCGCGAGACTGGCCGCTTCGTCGTGGGGAATGGAACCATTGTTTTTTTTGTCGGCTATCTCCCAGAGTTTCTTTCGGAGGATGAATAGTTTCCTTGTTCGTTCCAAGGTTGGACGGTAGGTCTGTATCGTCTCCGACATGATGTTTTCCCGTCGGCTCCTTTCACAGTCCGGCCTTTTGGAGGCGGTCCATCCAATACTTGCGGTCGGCGTCCGCGTATGCCTTGTTGCAGGAGGTGGAAAGCTCTTGATAGCGGATTGCCAAGTCCGGCTGGTAGCGTTCCGTCGCCTGTGGCACGACGGTGGTCATGGCACCGTGGTTGAACAGGAGCACGTCACGGTCGGCGGTTTCACGTTGGAGCTTGCTGTCCACTCCTTGGAACCATTGTTGGACTTCGCTGTCGTTCGGCAGTCGGCCGTCGCCAATCATTTTGCTCATGGTGTCTTTGAGGTCGAGCAGCGCGTCCTGCATGCGTTCGTTCTTTTCGAGAAGTTGTTCTATTTCGGTTTTCGGTTTTTGTTCCGGATTGTTTTTTGAGGTCATTGGTTTCCTTTGTTTTTATGGGTGGACATGCCTATGCCCCGATTTTTTGGGTCGGGGTATTGTGGTTTTCACTCGGTGGTCTTGCTGAGGAAGTGCATGAACAGGATGGTGGAGCTGGCCGAGAATGTAAGGCTGGTGATTGTCATGACCGTCTGGCCGAAGTCGTGTCTCCACATGAGGAGTGCGCTGACGATGGTGATGAGGGTCAGTATCAGGTTGATGGTGTTTTCGGTCTGCTTGCTCATGGTTTCTTCCTTTTTGGTTGGGGCTTGTGGGGAGGTGTGGACTCCCTTTTTTTGTGGACGATTCCAGTATAACAATGGGTGTGGTCGAAATCAAATCGACGTCATGCGAAACCCCACAGACTTGCACACCCCCACATAGTGTGTTAAGCTGGCCGCGTCCACACACAACCAGTCAACAAGACAGGAAAAGTCACAAACAATGAGCGCAATCAAATACGACAACGGCAACACCACCGCCCTGCAAACCGCCGACAACGAGTCCGACAACAAGCTCACCATCATCCAATCCCCCAGCTTCGGCAAAGAACTCATGTTCACCATCACCGGCGACGGAATCGCGAACAGCGTCATCGTCAACGATGTTGAAACCCTCCGGAAAATCAGAGACTACATGAACGAAAGCCTCCGCTGGATGGAAGCCTGAACCTTGACGGAAACCATTTGCACCATCCACGTCTACGATGACGGACAGCCCACACTACTCGTCAACAACCACCTCGTCTACGGACGCCAACCCGGCGAAGACAAGCGGCCAATCTACACGATGGACATGCCCAAAAGCCGACTCGTAGCAAGCCTCTCCCCAACCTCCAAAAACAGGAACGACACGGCTGTGCTCCCACTGGAACTCTACGCCGAATGGCTCGCCAACGGAGACGTGGGACTCAGCACCCTCGCCATCGTCCAACGACTCACCGGCGTCAGAATGACCGCGAACGGACAACGCAGGCACGGGTGCGAGGACACGCCCACCGACCCGGGAGACATCCGCCGAATCCTCCGACTGTTCGACAAAGTACCCGCCACCCGCGCCTATTTGAGCGTCATGCGGGACGTATCCGACGAGTGGAAAACCATCATCGACCATTGGACGGAAATCGAAACGCAGTATCGGAAAGAGGAGCACAATCCATCCGGTTGCGCGCCCAAAACCTACCGCATGTTGAAACAATTGAAGGAAGGACACAATGTCTAACAAAGACATGAAGACCGAACCACGGTTCATGACCATGATTCAACATGACCTCAAGCCGGTATGCAAGGCGTTGAGCTTCGACACCGACCTGTTCGTGCAAGCCAACACCGTGTTCATCGACCGTGACACTGTGAGCCGAATCCTCAACTACATGGACGGACACGACGTCATGCCGGAATGGTATGAACTCCTGCCCGACAATCTCTTTGTCGGCACTGGACTGCCCGTGCTCGTCAACATGGACGGCGAATATTTCAGCCGAATGACCGGACGCAACCTCACGAAGAGAATCAGCGCGAAACCGTTCACGGCGGACATGGAAGCCTACTGGTTTAACAAGGAGAACCTGCGGAAGGCTGACGGGACCAAAGGCAACGGAACCATGCTCGGCTTCGGACGGTGTGCTGGTTTGAGAGACACGAGCCGATACAATGAGCGCCTGTTCAAAAACAACGAATATGATTTTTCGACGCCCGCAAGCGGGAACAGCATAGACGCCGTTTCCTCACTTCGCAGAATCAATGAAATCTACGAGGAGGTCGGACAATGCTATCGTGGCATGGCCCAAGCCCGCACTCCGTTAGCGCCGTTCGTGTTTCTTGAAGGCAAGGAGTACGAGTCTGGCTTGGATACCGTCATCAACCATTGCCCGTACCTATCCCCGTCCAGCATCGCCCGCATCGTGGATGGCATGGACATGTTCCCGCAGAAGAAGCCGGTGGACAGGTTCATGCTCGCGTTCACCATGACCGCGTTCGCGTTCGCCATGAATCAGGCGGACTCTCAAGACCAGTATGAGACGGTTGAGGTGAAGCCTCCGAAGGCTGAAATCAAACGTCATTCCGGCAGTCCGAAGACCACTCTGCTTATCCATTTGAAGCCGGAAGAGCCGGTCCATCAAGAAGCTAAAACCGGTACGACGGCCACCGGTGCGGGTGATGAAATCGACTGGGATTCCATCACCGGACGAGTCGAAATCATCACTCCGGACATAGCCAAGGAAATGCTCGGCGCGAACACCAACAACCGTAACGTGAGCCGTCAGCAGGTCGAACTGTTCGCCCGAACCATGGCGCAACAGGATTGGAAGATGAACGGCGAGGCCATCAAATTCAGCAACACGGGACGCCTGTTGGACGGTCAGCACAGGCTCCTCGCATGCGTCGGCTCCGGCGTCCCGTTTCGTACGCTCGTCATTCGTGGACTGCCTGAAGACACTCAGGAAACCATGGACGCGGGCAAGACCCGCACCATGGCGAACGTGCTCGAACTGCAAGGCCGTTCCAACACGAAACAGCTCGCCACCATCGCCCGTTCAATCTATTTGAGCGAACAGTTGGGCATAGAAGCCGCCTGCACGAACAGTGCCGCGCCCACACGAAGCGAACTGTTGAGGTTCATCGAGGGCACGCCCCAATTGGAGGACACGCTACGTCAGGCCAGCACGTTCTACACGAAAAGCAACCATCTGATGTCCGTCAGCATGTCCGCGCTCCTCTGCTGGACGTTCAACGAAATCGACGCGGACGCGTGCGAAACGTTCCTCGACCTGCTCGCCACCGGCGCGAACCTCAACGAGGGAAACCCAATCCTCGTATTGCGCAACACACTGTTCGACATCAACAAGCGTGGAGCGCGCAGCGACCGTATCAGCCGCCGACGCATCGTCGGAATCACCATCAAAGCGTGGAACAAGTGGCGTGAGGGAGGAACCGTGAAACTACTCAAATTCTCGCCAGCCGAAAAGTTCCCCGACGTCATCTGAGAAAGGAAACATAAACCTCATGGTCAGGAAAACAGCGCCCAGCCCGTCGAGAAAACTCAGCACCGACGAGGCATTGCAATTGGCGAAACGTTCCGAAGTCGCGAACGTGCTCCGCAACCGGCACGGCTGGTGGATAGTGTTCAGCACGGAATTCCAAGACGAAGTGACCCTCCGCTGTCTGCAAGGCGAAAAGCCCGTAAGCGTGTTCCGTAGCCACAATCTTGGTCCGGAAATCCTCGGATACAAGCGTATCGAACGGTGCGTCTACCGGTGGGTCAACCATCCCAGCAAGCGTCGCGCCGAACGCTTGAGCAGGGAGCATCAAGCCTACAAGACGTTGAGAGAAGGCAAGACCGGCACCAGTATCAAGGAGAACGTCAGCAAGTGAGCGACACTACGCCAATCCACAAGGACATGCCCGAACAGGTCGTTCTCGGAGCCATGCTCCAAGACCCTGAAACCTTGGACAGGGTAATCGGCCAACTATCCGAAAACGACTTCTACCAGCCCGCCCACCAGACCATCTTCCACAACATCAAGGAACTCGCGTCCGACAATAATCGTGTGGACGCGCAAATGCTGTCCTCGCACATGATGGACAACGGACAGTTGGAACAGGTTGGTGGAATCGACTACATCGCCAAGCTCGTGAGCGTCGCGCCGTCCTCAAGCAACAGTGATTATTTCGTCAAACAGGTCAAGGACGCGGCAATCCTCCGCCGTATCGGAATCGTCGGCCAACAGTTGCAGCAGATGAGCAACGTGACCGACGCTTCCGCCGAAGACGTGCTCCGCAAATCATTGGAGGCCGCGTTCGGTCTGGAGGACGCCAGCCGTTCCGAAGACAACGAGTTGAGGACCGCCTACCAGTTGTCCGACGAAATGCTCCAACAGTTGAACGACATGCAACAACATCCGAACGAGTTCGGAACACCCACCGGCTTCCGTGACATCGACGCGTTGACGCATGGACTGCAAGCCGGACAGATGGTCATCGTGGCAGGACGCCCGGGCATGGGCAAGAGCACGTTGGGAATGGACTTCGCTCGTCATGCGGCACTCCACAACAATATGCCGACCGTGATTTTTAGTCTGGAAATGGGTGGTCACGAACTCATGCAACGCATGTTCGCCGCCGAAACCAGCATCCGCTTGTCCGCCTTCCAACATCCGGACAGGCTGGACGACGGCGATTGGAACAGTCTCGACAAGCTTTGCCGTCAGGTCGAGAAAGCACCATTGTGGATTGACGATTCAGCCATCATCAACATGAGCACCATCCGTGCGAAATGCCGTGCGTTGAACCGCAAGGTCAACGGGTTGAAACTCGTAGTCATCGACTATCTGCAACTCATGACATCCGGCAAAACCGTTGAGAACCGACAGCAGGAAGTGTCCAACTTCTCCCGCCAATGCAAAATGCTCGCCAAGGAACTGCAATGCCCAGTGGTCGTACTCTCCCAGTTGAACCGCAACGCGGAACAACGTGCCGACAAGCGTCCGGAACTGTCCGACCTGCGTGAATCCGGTTCAATCGAACAGGACGCGGACATGGTGTTTCTCGTTCACCGCCCCGAATACTACGACAAGGAGGAACGTCCGGGTGAGGCGGACGTGATTCTCGCCAAGCATCGTAACGGTCCGACCGACACGTTCAAACTCGCGTTCATGGGCGAATGCTCCAAGTTCGCGGACATGGCCTTGGACTACGGCACCGAATTCTAAAACCAATATTGTGAAAACCAATATTTTGTTAGAGTGGGGCTGTCCACAAACCTGAAAGGAAAAACAACATGCCAATCATCATCGGCGCGATAGCGGTTTGTCACAATCGTTGGGCATCGATTTGAGAAGCCTGTTAAATAGTGTTGTGCCGGAGAAGTCCGAGGACTGATTTCTTCCGAAGGTTTTCTTAGGGGGCGGCTTTTTGCCGCCTCCTTTTGTTTTAACCGGTTTTTTACACCGGTTAGGCAGGTTTTCAACGCAAGCCATTCGGTATTCTAAAAACGTGTAATCCAACTACCAGCAGTCCAAAAAAGCGTTGAAAAGCTTTGCTGGTCCCATAGGAAGGAAATTGAGTTGAAAACCAAAAACCTGTTGAAGACCACGGTCGCCACGCTTGTGGCGGGCGCCATGGGCTTAGCCGGAGTCGGTTCCGCAATGGCTGACACCACGCGTGTAAGCGACGGTGACTTGGCGAAGCAACAGACGCTGACCGTCACGGCAAACGAGGACATCAGCAACCGCACGCTGAAGGCCGTACCTCTCGCCTACTATTCGTTCGCACAATCCGACAGCACCGCCATTACTGGCTTCGACTTGATTGACGCGGGCCACGCGTCGTCCATCGCCAAGGCGTTGGCCGACGCGAAAATCGACACCAGCAAGAAGGCTCAAACCACCGGATACGATTACAACGCGTCCAATCCGATGGTGTGGGTCGTGCAGAACCTGCTCGACTCTGACCAGTCCCCGTATGCGGGCAGGCTCCGTGACTTCATCGACAAGCTGAAGAACGACGCCACTATCACCGGCGACAACGGCACCACGTTCGATAAGGCCGCCGACAACAAGAAGGTTCAGACCGCCACCGTCCGTCCGGGCGTGTACGCGGTCGTGGACACCACCACTACCGGCCGCGCGTCCATCGTCATGTTCAACGGCACCGGCATTAACGGCATGACCACGCTGAAGAACGGCGACAATACCTATACTCTCGGCTCAGTTGATTACAAAATCAGCGACGTGACCGTCACCAAGAAGGCCACCGCAGTGACCGACAAGGACAAGCACGCGCACATCAGCGCGGACGGCCACACCGTGGACGCCCACTTGGGCAGCACCATCAACTTCGAGATGGACACCACCGTGCCGAACTGGACCGGCTACGACAAGTTCTACTTCGCCGTGAACGATACGTACACTCCGGGCCTGTATGTGGACACCGTGGACGAGTCTGGACATGCGAATCCGACCGCCGGTTTCGCCGTAACCGTCACCCCACAGGGAGGCAAGGCGACCACGCTGACGCAGGGTACCGACTATAAGGTCGTGCTCGACAACACCAAACACGAGTTCCATATCGTGTTCCTCGACGGCAAGACCAATCAGGCCGACCAGACCGAGGACATCATTCCGAACACGGCGAAGCTCCCCGTCGGTGCCGCTGTGAAAATCACCTACCGCATGATTACCGTGGGCGACAATGGCGGCTCCAAGCCGGGCACCGCCGACACCAACACCAACAATGTTGAATACTCTCACAATCCGAACACTTGGACCGACCATGAGAAGAAGAACGGTGAGACCGTCAAGGTATACACCGGTTCCACCAAGATTCTCAAGGTCGATTCCAATGGCACTCCGCTCGCCAACGCCGAATTTGAAGTGTACAAGGATGGCGTGAAAGTTCCGATGCGCAAGGACGGCAACGACAACAACGCATACCGTGTCTCCATCAAGCGGGACAACAGTCAGGAGCCGGGCGAGATTATTACGTCCGACAACAACGGCTACATCATCCTCAACGGTCTCGACGGCGAATACACCATCAAGGAAACCAAGAGTCCGTTCGGCAACGTGAGCATTCTCCCGCAGTGGACGGTCAATGTGACCGTCAACCAGAAGGACGGCAAGTACACGACTACCGTCACCCCGGATAGCAACAAGCTCGTGTCCGCCCTCGACCAGCAGGCTGGTTCCAAGGTCATCAACGCCCGCAACCTCATGGACATGCCGAAGACCGGTGCGGTCTGGCTGTCCATCTTCGGCATGATGACCGTCCTGTTGGCTGGCGCTTCCGCACTGTTGCTTCGCCGCAAGGCATGAGCCGACTTGTTCAATCACAGGAATTCCGGATTCCTGAAAACTGAATAAGCCAATGTTCCGCTTGGCGTGTCGGGAACAAAAAAATATCGACACGCCACCATTCATATTCTTCAAAAACATCGTATGGGAGGGGTTTTGGGCAAGCATACGGCACGTTCGAAAAGGTTGGGAAGCCGCGCCACGGCCGGACTTCTCTGCCTCATCCTGTCCGCACTGTCCGGAACCATCCCATTCATCCTCATGATAGGCAACAGCCGCCAATCCGACCAACTGTCCGACTCGCATGCGCAAGCCGTGAAAACCGTTGACGCGAAACGAATGGCCCAACAGTTTGCGGACGCGCAAGAATACAATCAGCGGCTCTACAATGAAGGCCAACCCGTGTTAGGCGAGGCGGAAGACCCGTGGACGGGCGTCAGCAAATCCGAGTCGGACGTCACGTATTCGAAGCAACTGTCCATTCCCAAGGATGGGGTCATGGCTACCGTCAAATATCCCCGCTTGGGCATCAACCTACCCATCCGGCATGGCACGTCGCAGAAGGTTCTGGATTCGGGAGCCGGACACTTGTACGGTTCCAGTCTCCCTGTCGGCGGTAGGAACACACACACCGTCATCAGCGCGCACACCGGCTTGGCCGACCAGCTCATGTTCGACAAGCTACGCGGCTTCGGCAGTGAAGCCAAGAAAGGCGACGTGTTCTATCTGATAACCGCCGGACATACGCTCGCCTACAAAGTCACATCCATCAACGTGGTGGACCCGTCCGATTTCACGAAACTCAAAATCGTGGATGGTGAAGACCTCGCCACCCTGTTGACCTGCACGCCATACGGCGTCAACAACAAGCGACTCTTGGTGACCGGCACGCGCACCACCATGCCCAAGCCCGCACCCAAGCCTGAAAACGCGCCGAAAGACCATACGAACCAATGGCTCATACTGTACGTCGGCGGCTTCTGGCTTGCGGTAATCATCCTCACCATTCTCATCATTCGTAGAAAAGCCACGCAGAAGGAACACTAATGAGTATTCTCAAAAAGCATGTGGCGCATCCGGTAGCATTGTTGGCCGCAATCGCCACATTGGCGTCCGGCCTGACATGCATGACCAATCCGGTCGAAACGCCATCGGCGCATGCGGATGAAGTGAAGCCCGCATATGCGACCGCCAAAATCGTCAAGAAAGCCGACGGTACGGGGCATGGCACGTCGGCGCAGACGTTCGTGAATTCGAAAAACGGGTTCGCACCCGGTGATGATTCTCCGACGGACGGTGTGGTCGCTTCCGGCGATACCGTCGAGTATTCGCTGACAGTGAATTTCACTGCGGCGGGCAAACGCACCATTAACGTGGGCTTCGACCTGTCGGACGCACCCTATGTGGAAGCCACCAACGGCGGCGGCTTCTGCCAGCCGGGCCAGCTCGTCACCGCGAAAAAGAACGGTGACGGCTCCTGCTCGTACACCGTGCCCGCGGGCGGCGTGGAGACCATGACTCAAACGTTCTACCTGAAAGCCAAGGACACTGGTGGCGTCGCCAAAGCGGGTCAGATTCCGAAAATCACCGTCAGCCGTGCGGATGGTAATGGCGCGTCCACCACATACCGTTCCGACGAACTGACCGTAGTGTCCGCGCCAGCGGCGGATTTGGTCATCGACAATGGCGGCAACCCGATTCAAGGTCAATACTCGTACGAGCGTCGAACCTATTGGAGTGAGAACATGGACGCAACCGGCAGTTTCACCATTCGAGCCGACGCGTTGACCTACCCCGGATATTCCAGTACGAAGGGCGCGTCCACCAGCATCGACTGGACGACCAAGGTGGACATCTCCGATTCCCCGCAGGGCACCGTGTGGACGGTCGGCAACCAGACCGTCACCCGCAATGCGGGCAAGACCCAATATTTGACCGTCGCCAGCGGCAAGAACGGAGCGGCCACCTCCATCAGCTACCGTATCCCATCCGGCACGGACGCGCTCAAGAACATGAAAGAGGGCGACGTCAAATACTATGACATCCACCTCGTGCCCGACGAGACCGTGTTCAGCGTCAAAGACGACAACGGCAACGCCCTGCTGAACATGGGTGGGGGTGGAGAACCCGGTTGGAATCTTGGCCGCGACAAGAGCACCTACAACAAGGATACGGGCGCGCGCGTCGGCTACCCGTATGCGAACAATGATTGGTCACGCGCCATCATCCAACGCCCCCAGCCGACCCCGCAGGGCAGGACTCCACTGTTCGGCAAGGGCCTGCAACGACCCAACACGTCGTCCAAGACCATGTTCGACAAGGAGAACCTGAGGTTCGCCGACGCCGAAGACAAGGCCGACGTCTACCATTATTATTCCGACGGTTCCGGCGACACCGTTTCCCGCGGCACGCAGGTCAAGACCATACTGGAAATGTATGCGGCCAACACGACCTCCGCCCAGCTCAAAGGCATGAAGCCGACCATGCAGGATTCGTGGGACAACACTCAAATGCAGTGGGATGGGAGCCTGACCGTCATCCAAGGCGGCACCCCGGTCTCCGATTACACGTTCCAATGGTCGGGCAAGGATAATGTCTGGCATGACGGCGAACCCTCGGGGACGGACGCGCCAAACGTCGCCAAAGTGCGCGTCATCCTCAACCCCGACACGTTGACCTTGGGACAGAACGCGCCACCCGTCCAAGTCACATTCGACACGCTCGCCATCGCCAACGTGTCTAAAGGCAACGTGCGCGCCGCTGACACGCTGACCGCATGGCTCACTGAGAACGACAAGGAAAGCGCCACCGACTGGGTGTGGATTGCCAAGCCGGTGGACCCGACCACCACTATCAGCATCAATCTGAAAGCCTACGACGGTGAGAACAACCAAGTGTACGACAGCACGCGTTCCACCACCGCAGACAACAACGGCGTATTGACGCCCGGCATGCGCGTGGACTACACGGTCAACGAACAGTTGAGAACAATCCTCCTGTCCGGCACAAGCATGACGCCCACCATCACCATCCCCAAGCCGAAAGGCATATACAATCCCGTCTGCGATGATTCGTTCTGGCAGATGCGCGTGGACGGCGACAACCTCGTGTTCACGCCACGCTCCGGCAAAACCACGCCCGAAGTGGACCGTGCCGGAAGCGCAAGCCTACCCGACCTGCATTTCAGCGGCACCGTGTCCAATCTGGCGACCGGCACCGTGACCGCCACGGCAAGCATGAGCGTGGACGTTGACGAGAACGGCGCGTTAAGGGCGCAGACCATCAAAAGCAACACGGCAAGCGTCCCGTTCACCGTATCCAATGCGGAAACCAACAGTGGCATCATGCGCGTGAAGACCGCGAAAGCTGAAATCGGCGACCCGTTGACGTGGGAGTTCAACGTGTACGGCAAGGGCGGCGGGCACACGGGCACCATGGACAGCATGCTCCTGCTCCCCATGAACGGCGACAGCAAGTATGTTCAGGACAAGCTGGAGGAATACGACCGTGGCTACAGCAAGTATCACGGCTCCTACAAGCTGACCCAGCCCGTCACCGTCAACGCGGACAATTCGACAGAGACGACCGTCTACTATTCGACCACCACCGGCAAGACGTCGGACAATCCCGCCGACTACGAGTGGAAGACGTGGGAGCAACTGTCGGACGCAGACAAGACCAAGGTCACGGCAATCCGCCTGACCAGCAAGGTCGTCGCGTCCGACGAACAAATGTCCACCAGCGCGGTGAACGGCACCATCACCCTCGACCCGACCGACAATGTGAAGGACGACACGTATACGCTGTGGTTGGGCCGCAACTATTATTCCGACGCGTCCGGCAAGGCGGCGGGAAACCAGCCGTGGCCCGACGTGGCGAAGGTAGTGGCCGGTAGCATCAGCGGCACCGTCTGGTGGGACAAGGACGAGAACACGCTCGTCGGCGACAACGAGGAGCGTATCGAAGGCGTTCAAGTCACCTTGAGCAAGCAGGATGCGAACGGCAAATGGCAGACCGTTACGACGACCAAGACCGATAAGAACGGCTACTACGAGTTCAGTCTGCTCCACTCCGGCGCGTATCGCACCAGCGTCAAACGCAACAATGGCACCAGTACAGGCGACGGCGTGCAGACGCAGGTCAAAACCTACTACAACAAGTTGGAAAACGTGACGAACACGCGCAGCTGGTCGAACAAGCTTAAATCGAATGCGAAAGACACGTCCGAAGACATCCACCTAGGTATCGGATTCGACCGGAAGAACGTGGACTACGGGTATGCGAAACCAGACCCGAAAGCAACCGTAGACAAGACCGTCACCGGCACCAACTGTACCAGCGCGAAATGCGTCATCGACTGGGATGTCAAAGTACAGAATTCTGGCACTAGTCGTTTTGATACTTCCAGTGTCGTTTCTGACCGTATGACCACGGATGTGCATGACGTTTCCGCGACGGCGGGTACGGTTTCTATCGAGTCTGGTGGTGCGAAGCAGGTTGCGACGAGTGGCGACCATAAGTTCGTACTCACCACTGAAGGTATCCTGTATGCGTGGGGTAACAACCAGTACGGCCAGTTGGGTCTCACTCCCGACACGTCGAATGCGAACACTCCGATGAACGTGAGCAGGCCGACCGTCGTGGACGGTAGCTGGGTGAAAGTCGCGGCGGGCGGCAAACATTCCGCCGCCATCAGTTCGGACGGACACCTGTGGACTGCGGGCTGGAATGGTGACGGCCAATTGGGCACCGGCGACACGGAAAACCACACCCAGTGGACGCAGGTCGCGTCGGACAAGACATTCACGGACGTGGCATGCGGCAACCAGTTCACTATCGCGACAGCGGCTGACGGAAGCCTGTGGACGGTTGGTAAGTTCGGTTCCGCATCGTATTCGACGTGGACACAAATCCAATCCGGTAAGACGTTTACGCAGGTCAGCGCCAGCATGGACACGTATGTCGCATTGGCCGACGGCGGCTACTCCGTCAACGGAGGCTATTCGACTGCCAGCGGTTTGACTCAGGTTACGGCCGCTTTCGGACGCGCATACGGGCTATCCGACGCGGGCACCGTGCGACTGCTTCCCACTCCTAACAGTGACGGCTATGCTCCCACCGTGTCCAATCTGAAGTACATCACTCATATCAGTGGCGGCTTCAAAACGCTTTACGCCATCTACAAAAATCAACACGTTTGGGCGGCGGGGTGGA